CTGCGAAGTCGGAGAAGAACGTCACGTTGAAGCTGGCGTCTCCGAGCCCGCCGAGGTACGCCTTCTGGACTGCGCCCATGGCGGTCACTTCGACGTCGTCCCTCGTCGTCTCCACTGAGACGGACTGGACGTGGTCGGACAGGTCGACGCCGTTGACGACTACCGAAGCGTTGGTGAGGACGAACTTAGCCATCTGTTCTCACCCCTTCCGTTAGAACGTCGGCGCGGCGAGGCCTGTGCCGCTGATGATCGTGATGGACGACGGGTACCGGGCGGACGCGAACGCTGCGTAGCCGAACAGCTGGACGCGGACGGTCAGGGTTCCCGACAGAACCTCGGGGAGGACGCGGGCCTGGAGCGGCCCTTCCCAGAGGATGAGGTCGGCGGCGCGGAGGACGTAGATCTCGTCCTCGTTGGTGCCGGCCCCGTAGGTGCTCCCGATGTTCGGGTCGTGGACGACCCGCATCCCGGCGAACGACGAGAGGAGCGCGGAGTCCTGTGTGCCGACCGCCTGGGTGAGGTTGCCCTGCTGGAACAGCGGGAACGTCGAGCTGAGCTGCGACGCCAGCCATGCTGAGCGGCGCGGGTGCATCACGATCGTGTCCGGTGCCGCGTAACGCGTGTTCCAGATCTTCTGGACTGCGTCGTACAGCTTCGGCAGCAACGCTGCTGCCGTCGGGGTGCCGGACGTGTAGCTGACCGTGTTAACGCTGGCGACGCCGCGGATGCCCGGCAGAGCACCGGAGCCGGTGCCTGAGATCATCTGGACGTCGAGGGTCTGGTCGTAGCTTGACCGGAGGTCTCCGAACACGATCGAGTCGATGCTCGGGTCGGAGCGGTCGAGGAGCTGCTGCGAGACGTCCTGCTGGCCGGCGATCGTGCGGACGTTCACCGACAGCGTGGTCTCGACCAGGTCGACCTCGTTGACCGCCGCGTTGTCGGAGGTCTGGATCGCGACGCTCGGCCCCGTCGTGATGCGCGGGATCGAGATGACCATTCCCGACGGCGGCAGCGGCCGGCTCGGGAACACGTCCGCGAACGGCCGGGAGGGGCGTGCGATGTCCGCGAACAGTTCGCCCATGTAGATCGGTGGGACGAACCCGCCGCCTGCCGTTGCGGTGGTGGTCAGGTCGCGCTCTTCCAGCTGGGCGGCGTGCCTGGCGAGCCGTTCGGCTGCCTGACTGTCGCCCTGCAGGGTGGCCGCTTTGATGTCGCTGAAGAAGCCGTGGCCTGCGTCCTTGCGGTAGACGAGCTCGTCCTGCGCGGTGCCCTTCGCCCGGGCGAACCGCTTCTCTTCGGCGGTCTCCTCGGGCTGGGCGACTTCGATGACCGGGTTGGCCTCGCGGGCCTCATGGATCCGCTCGTACCGCTCCTTGACGGCGCGGCAGCGTTCCATCTCGGCCTTTGCCTCCTCGAAGTCCTTCTCGAGGCTGTCGAGATCCTCGTCGGTTGCGTTCTCGTCGAGGGCTTCGATCTCGTCGGCAACCTCGGCCATGCGTGTGGTCGCCTCGTTGTACGCGGCGACCGCAGTTTCGAGTTTGCTCATGATGTGGAGCCTTTCGCGTTCAGCTTTTGACCCGTGCGGCTTTCGTTTTGAGCACGGTCAGGCGCTTACGCCTCTCATCCGGCCCCGTGTGCGAGTCGGATTCGCCACCCACCGCTACCTGCGGTGCGATGTCGAGGGCGTCCCCAGCCACGGTTTCGGCTAGCGAACGCGGAAGGCGTCCCTGCTCGATTGCCTGCACAAGCAGCGAACGCATGTTTACGTCGGTCTGAGGATACGCGGGGTATGTGACGACGCTGGTGTCGAAGAGTTCGTTGACGCCGTCGGCGCGGATGGTGCGGACGACCGCGCCGTCGTCGGTGACCGCCCAGTCGTCGCCGCCTTCGCCCAATGTGAACGCGAACGACATCTGGTCGATGTCGCCGCGCTGCATTTTCACACGGAGCTTCTCGACGTCGGCGTCGTTCCGGTCGACGCGGGCGAAGACGTGCAGCCCGGTTTTGTCTTCGCGGAGCTCGAGCGTCCCCGAGGCGGTGCGGGCAAGCACCTGATTCGGGTCGTGGTTGAAGAGCAACCTGACGTCGGGCTGTTTGCGGAGGGCGGCCCGGAACGCTCCGGGTTCGAGGAGTTCGCGGAACCCGCCGAGGTCGTCTGAGAGGCGGTTGAAGACGGCGGCGTGGCCGCGTAGCGTCGTCTCGTTGGCCTTTTCGGGGTCGCCTGAGTCGCGCCACTCGAGTTCGTCGAGCGGGAAGACAACGGAACGGTGAAGCTCCGGCGCGTGGGCCGGCTTCTCGATGGTGCTCATGGCTGCTCCTTACGCCGGAGTGGTCGTGGTGTCTGCTGTCGGGTTTGGTGCCCCGCCAATGGGGGTCAGCTGCGGCACCTGGCCGGGTGCCTGCGTCCAGTCGTCCGGGATCGGCGGCAACGGTGGCATCCCCTCGTTCGCGCGGGCCTCGTCGACGAGCAGGGTGCCGTCCTGGATCTTCTCGTGAACGACCTGGGCCCGTGTGAGCGGGTTCAGGAACGAGAGGTCGTTGACCTCGAAGGCGGGGTAGAGGTCGCTGCCGCCGAACAGGTCGGGGTCGGCTTTCAGGGCGCGCTCGATCCGTCGGAGGCGGGGTGTGAGCTGGACGGTGAGGAAGTGGTTGAGCGCCTGCTGCCGGTCGATGGCCTTGTCGCCTACCGCGCCGATGAGGAGCGGGTCGACGTCCATGATCCGGCCGCACTCTTCGACGGAGAGGCGGCGGCCCTCGACGAACTGGGCGTCGGAGAGGCTGACCGGGATCGGCATGATGCTGACGCCGCCGCCGGCGACGAACGGCTTCCACGAGTTGTCCGTGCCGCCGTACTCCATCTGGATCTCGTTCTTCCATTCCTTCGCCTGCTCGCGGCGGACGCCTTCGGGGAAGATGAACGCGACACCAGGCCGGGCGTCGTTCTGGAAGAACTTCCCCTCGAAGCGCTGCGCGCCCAGCATCGCCCCGATCGGGTCGCGGTGCTGCCAGATCCGTGAGACGCCGGCGGGGCCGCCGCCCATCGTCTGCCCGCGAATGTGAAGCACCCGGTCGGTGGTGTACCGCTCGGTTTTGCCGTTCTGTATCACCTCGATCGTTTTCTGGCCGTTCTTGGGGTCGGTGTAGATGCGGGCCATGTCCATCGGGATCGGCCGAAGCTCCACGACCCGGTTGTTGCCGAGCTTCACCTTCTCCAGCAGGGCGTTTTCGGTGGCTTCAAGGCTGATGGCGACGTCCCAGAGCCAGTCGAAGTCGGACATATCCATGGTGGGCTGTTCGAGGAGTTGGGCCCGCCAGTCGTTCGGCTGTTCTCTTTTGTCGCCGCGCCGGCCCTGGTAGACGGCGAGCCGCAGCGATGCGGTGGTGCCGGCGACGAGACGCATGGCCGCCCCGAGGGCGGGGAGCCCGAACGCGGCCGGTAGCGTCACCCGGCCGCTGCTCGAGGAGGTCAGCGCGGCCCAAGTTGGCGGGGTGGTGTTGATGCCGGAGTAGAGGTCGCGGACTTCGTGGTCGCCGGCGTATCTCGTCTTGACGATCATCTCAGAGCTCCTGGCAGAACAGGACGCGTTCCTTCGGCACCCACACCGCACGCCCATCCAACGACACGCTGCGGTCTTCCCCTTCCACGAGCGCCGGCGTCCGGACGACGTAATGGCCGGCGTGCCACCTCGGCCATCCGACAAGCACCCCGTCCAACGACGGCGCGTTCCCCTCCAGATGCAAGCGCACCTTCCGTCGTTTCACGCCGCAACTTCCTCGGCCTCCACCCTCGCATCTGACTCAGCGCCGAGCTCGTCACGCAACTGGTAGTACCCCTCGGCCGCCTGGTTCCGCACCTTCGCCCGCGCCTGGCGGCGGTGGTACACGACCAGCGCCGCCTCCAGCTGCAACGCCGGCTCCTCCTTGTTGAAGTCGCCGAACAGGGTGAGTTTCCACCCGTCGGGGTCGTCGCCGACGACATGCCAGTGTTTCGTCTCATACCGCAGGTTCGGCAGCAGCCGGAAGATGCCGCGGGTGCGGACAGCCCACTCGGTCGACAGGTCGACCTGCTGGGCGAGCTCCGGCGTTTCGGCGAGGAGGTCTTTTCCGTCGAGCATGGTGTAGGTAGCGACGTTCAGATGCGTGTCGGCGAGCCTCGCACGGACGGTTTCGGGGTCGGTTTGCATCATCTGGTAGTCGCCGTCGAAGATCACGACCCAGTCTTCGTTTTCGGTGCCGATCGCGCGGGCGAGGTTAAGGGTGTGGTTGCGTTTCTCGACTTCGTTGCCTATCCAGACGTCTTTGGGCTGGTGGACGATGCAGCCTGCGCCGGCGGCTTCGGCGGCGGCGAGGATCGCTTCGCGCTGGTCGGGCATCGAGTGGGCGCGGCCGCCGGGGTAGAGCGCATACGCACCGTCGCAGGCGATGATCGTGTCGCAGAATCGGCCGAACCCTGCGACGGCGGTGGACAGCCAGGCGGGGCTCTCGTCCCACCAGGAAAGGATCCCGATCAGGTTCACGCGACGACCTCTTCGCGGCCCCGCTCAAACGCCTCCACCCACATATCCCGATCCGACTGCGGCACACACTGGCACGGCTCCCCCGAACACGTCGCCTGATGGTTGAGGTCGCGCTTCAGCCGGCGGATCGCCATCACCGGATCCCCGTCCTTGAACAGCATCCAGTCGACCAGGAACCCCTGGCAGCCGAGCTCGAACGCCTCCCGAACATGCTCCGCGCTGCCGATGCCGCAGTCGAGCACAACAGGCACCCCCAGCTGGCAGATCTCGCGAACCGTGTCTGGATCATTGATCCCCTCGCCGGTCCCGATCGGCGACCCCTGCACCCGGATCACCGTCACACCCTCCTGGACGAGCTGCTTGGCGGCGTCGAGGTTAGCGGTGATGAGCGGCATCACCCTGAACCCCTCCCTGGCGAGCTCGGCGGCGGCGGCGACCACCTGGCCGTCGTCAGCGACCCGCTCGTCCTTGTCGGACAGCACCTCGAGCTTCAACAGGTCCACACCCGACCACGCGAACGCCCGCCGGGTCACCCGCACGGCGTCCGCCGTCGTCTTCTGCAGGTTGATGTTCAGACACGGCACGAGCCGGTCGACGAAGTAGAGCCGGCGGATCTGCTCCCAGGTGACCGCACCGTCGCCGATCACCAGCCCGTCCTTCTCGAGCCGATGGGTGTTCAGTGGGAACAGGGCCGTGCCGGACGCCATCAGCGTCGCGACGATGTCGTCGTACTTGATCTTGGTGGCGTATGCGCCGAAGCAGTGCCAGAACGGGTTGAGGCGCTGGCCGCGGCCGACGTCGATGGTGCGCCTATCCAGCCAGTGCATTCTGTGCTTCCTCCTCGTCGATGTGGAAGTGGTGGTCGTGGTCGATGGGGACGGTGTGCTGCTTCATCGCCTGGATGAGCTCGCCGTCGGTCTGCCCGCGGGATTCGGCTTCTCTGCCTTTCGTCAGTGGCTTCGCCGGATTACCAGCGACGACAACGCCGGCGGACACGTCCTTCACAACGACTGATCCGCCGCCGATTCGCGCGTAGGAGCCGATCTTGACCATCGGCTTGATCCATGTGTTCCCGCCGATCTGAACCCGGTCACCGATCTCGACTTCGCCGCAGATGACGACACCCGCGCCGATCTCGCACTCCTGGCCGATCAACACGTCGTGGCCGACGTGGACGCGGGCCATCAGGAACGACCCCGCGCCGATCCCCGTGCGGCGGAAGTAGCCGGCGTTGATCGTGCAGAACTCATGGACGATCACACCGTCCTCGAGCAGCGGCTCGAAGAACGGTGCGCCGTAGGTGGCCCAGTGGCCTTCGTAGAACCGGCGGATGTACTTCCGGTGCTCCGGTGGGCCGCCTATGCTGGCGGTCGGGTGGACGAACAGCGGCTCAGGCATCACGACTCCGGTGCCCCACCGGGGTAGACGCGCCGCGCCGCTGCGTCACCCGCAACTGATCCGCGAACGGAAGTTCATCCACAAGCTCGACCCGGACAGGGATTCCGTTCAACGTCTTGATGCCACCGTCGAGAAGGCCGGCGGTGTCATCGGGGTGACACCACACCTCGAAGATCGCGCTGCCCTCATGCTGGGCGGGGTTCATGGCAGACTCGAGCGTCCCGCGCGCCGGACGCGGGCTGAACCTGTACGTCCACATCGTCAAACCGCAACCGGCTCCTCGTTCTCGGCGGAGTCGCCGAACCCGACCCACACCGTCCCGGACTGCGACGTGGCCGCCGCCCACAGCGCAAGCGTGGACGCCACCAGCGGCGTGATGTCCACGCCGGAATGCCGGCGAGACCACGCCCACCTGTCGCCCATCGGCCGCGACGTCGCCCCACGCAGCGCCGACCGCAGCTCCGACGTCCCCAGATGGCGAAGTTCGCGCTGTTCGACCGCGTCGAACAGGATCCCGCACGCGTCCGCGTGCTCCCGCGCCGTTACCGGCTTCGCCGGCACCCCTTCGGCGTCGATGTCGGCGGCGAGCGACCCCGCCGGGCCGACCCCGTCGTAGATGACCGCGTCTGGCCGGTGCCGCTCGTCGAGCTCGGCCAGCCTGCCCGGCAGCCAGCCGGTTCCGCGCCGCCGGTCGACGACCTCGACGTGCTTCAACCCGTCAGCCCGGACACCCGCCGCGCTGATCGACGCCCACGCCCTGTCCGGCGACACATCGAACGCCAAACACAACCCCTCCGCAATCTCCGACCGCGCATCAGCGAGCAGATCCCACGCGTCCGGGTCGATCACGTACTCGTCGATCTGATCCAGCTTCGGCCAGTCGCCGACCCCGAGACGCTCAACCGCGAACGTCCGCCTGTCCATCGACCTCAGCTCGTTCGCGATATGCGCCTCCGAGATCCGCACCCCCAGCGCCGGGTTCGCTTCCGCCCACACCTTCGGGTCGGCCATGTCGCGGTCGTCGACCGAGTACGGGTTCGCCGCGGCGACTGACCACTCAAAGAACGCGAGCGACGGGTCGCCGCCCTTCACGCCACGGTCACGGACCCTCGCGAGCACGACCCCGTCGTCGTGGATGTCCTGGTCGACCGCGGACCCCGTGTACCACACCTGCGGGTTCGGCCTGGCGGACACGATCGGCAGGATCGCCGCCAGCGCCGGCTGACCCAACACCATCGCCTCATCGAAGATCACGCAGTCGCCGGAGAACCCACGGCCGCCGCCCTTCGTCCGAGTACGGAACCTCACCCGCTGCCCCGACTTCAACTCGATCGACTCGTGGCCGTTCTGATGCCACACATGCTTCACCTCACGCGACAGCCACTCCGACCCGCCGATCAGCTCCTCCAACCGGCGGAAAGCCTCCTTCGCCGTGTCCGCAAGGTGAGCCGAATGGATGATCAGACCCTCGCCGAGCACGAACAGGCCGGCGAGCTCGCGCGCCTCGATCAAAGCGTTCTTTCCATTCTGCCGCGGACACACCAGGCCGACCTCGAACGCCGCCCACTTCCCGCCCGCCTGCAGCAGCGACTGCTCGAGCACCAGCTTTTGCCACGGATCCAGGATCAGCCCCGCTGCCTCAACGAGCTCGAGGGCAGCCTGGCCGTCCGGGTGCCGAACCCCGTCCGGCACATTCGCAACCCGTGGCTCCTGCCGGCCGATCACGATGCCCGCCTCACCCGCTTATCACGCCGCTCCCGAATCTCGTCCAACGGAGACGCAGCTAGCGTCGGCGGCGCGAGCTCCCGCAACCTGTCCAGCGTGTCCAGCAGCGCCTTCGCGCACATCGACTTCGACGTCGCCGACGAACCAGAGTCGAGCTGCTCGGCGAGAGCAAACGCCGACGCCACCAACGCCCCACACGCCGGCGGCAACTTGCCGAGATCCCGTACGTCCTGCTCGAGCGCCGCGACGACGCTCACCACGACCTCGAAAACCGCCGCGTCGACCGACCCGCAGTCGCCCGATTACACGCCCGATGCTCAGGCCCCGAATACGCCCGCCGATCGTGATCCGAATGACCCAAATCCCACGGCGACCCCGCCCGAATCGGCTTCCCACACCGCGCGCACACCGCCGAGCCCGCGTCCACGAACGGCTGCAACTGCCGCCGAATCGCCTGATGGGCCTGGCCGTAGCCCCGGCTGGCTCGATCCTTCGGCCTCGCCTTTTTTGAAGCGGGGGTATTTTTGAAAAC